AACGTGGTCAGATCATTACTGGGTTTACTAGTTACTGCTTGTACAAAGTCTTGATACTTGTTTAAGTCAATTTTTTGTGTCATTTCATCTCCATAGTTTAAGTAGTCCCACAAATTCAGGAAATTCTATATCGGGGCGTGGCATTAATACCACTGCTACTTCTTGTTCATTTAATCGGCTTTCAGTAACAACAATTGAATCGGTCACTTCCTTGAGCATTGCAAATTCAGCAGGTGTAACTTGACAGGTGACTTTCTTGAAGCTTTGACTAAGCCACTTTTTGTAATTTTCATTATCCTGATACTTTAAGTGACACATTAAACTTGCATGTGCTGCTGAATTCATTGCTATGCCAACTGGTATATCTTCCTTGATACAAATATACATCTTCATTAGAATGCCTTTAGAATGATCAGGTTTTCGTTGAACCTGCCAGTGGGTTGTACACTTACTGCTTTGATGTTTTCAAAGTATTTTCGTGCAGCAGGCTTACTACCCATAATTTCTTTGATTTGCTCGTTGGGTTTACGCAACGTCTTGATCTCCGACTTGTTGGTATCGAAGCCAAGAATCGTATTGCCCTTTACTGTAAAACTCTTGCTGTATTCATCAGCAATGTAATGATGCAGTTTACGCTTTGCAGTGTCATAGACCCAGGCTTCGCTTGCGCCATGCAGTTTGACAGGATGTAGGCTGACAAGATCCAATTTCATCTTGGGATCCTTAAACTCCTTAAGGTATTTGAGTTTGCTTACGATTTTTTCAACAGGGACAGCCTTACGCTTCCTGGGAGTCTTGGTTGCCTTCTTAACACTAACATAGCTATTGAGGTCGGCAATTACTTGTTCGATAAACTTAACAATGTTTTTCAGTTGCGTTTTACCGAATTGACCATATCCTTCGACCAGTTGCTTGTCCTTGCCCTCAACGACCATTTCGAATTCATTGAGTTTGTTTTTCCAGATATCAAGAACAATATTTACGTGTTGGGGCAAAACATTCTTTTTGCTGACTTCATCCACTGCTTTAGTAGTAAACTTACTAGGGGCGCCCGACTTAATGAAGTCATCGAAAATACCCTCAAGTTCACCTGCTGCCTCACGTGCCTTTTCTTTCATGATTTCTTGCACATTGGGGCGATTACCGGCTTCTTTTTCCTCAATAACCTTTTTATTACCAAGCTTGCTAATTTTGATTTCGGGCTTGTAAACAGATTTGATCAAACGAGAAATTTCGTTTTCCAATGTTTGATTTTCTTGTTCAGTGAGTTTTAGTCCGCGTAGAGTCATACGGGCCAGCCAAGCCAAACTCAAAAGGAATTCATCATCGTTTGCTTTATTGATCTGCCTGGCTTGGTCTTTTCGGTTGTTTAGTTCCAAATATTGAATCAACATGCCTTTGGCATCTTTGCGACCGTAAAATTTGCTGTACCAATTCAATGAATTTGCCAAAGCATACTTTCTCTTATCGGCTTCAGGTTGAGTTGCAAAAATGGGTTCATCGCCAAAATATTGTGTGTCGGGATCACGAGGAGACAATGCACGAACACCCGTAGTATCTACAACTTTCTTTGTTTTGCGAACCATGTTTACTCCAATCTAAAATCACATAAAGTATTATATATGATAATCAATTTAATGTCAAGCCGTTTCCGATAAATACTATATGCCAAAATTATCATTATATCGCCAAAATAAACAAAATGATTATAAGTTTTTGGATAGAACTATATCCGAACAGCTAACCGTTGGTGGTACAGACTTATATATTCACAAGTATTTGGGACCGCAAGATCAAGGACCTAGTATAGATTATACACAGCCTGAATATGCTGTTGAAAGTCCACTAAACATTCAAGATTTGTTATTTTTAGAAAATCGTGATAGAAAATATGATCCAAACATTTATAGATTGCGTGGACATTATAATGTACAAAACTTAGACTTTGATCTAAGCCAGTTTGGTTTGTTTCTTAACAATGACATTATTTTTATCACTGTGCATTATAATGATATGATTGATATTGTGGGCAGAAAATTAATGGTTGGTGATGTATTAGAACTGCCACACTTATTAGACTATAATCCACTTGATGAAACTATTCCAGTAGCATTAAAAAGATTTTATCAAATAACTGATAGCAACTTCGCAAGTGAAGGATTTAGTCAAACTTGGTACCCACATTTATGGCGTATTAAGTGTGAACCATTAGTTGATAGTGAAGAATTCAGTCAGATACTTAATGAACCTATCAATCAAGACAATTATTTGGGACTATACGATAAAGATAAAACATATCCTCCAGGTTATGTTATAAGTTTTGGTGATAAAAACTATATATCATTAAAAGAAGTTCCAATTGGTATATCACCACCAAACAGTGAATATTGGCAAGAAGATACTAATAAAGACCTACGTGATATATTGGCAACCTATAACAAAAACATTAAAGTTAATGATGCTGCACTAAATGAGGCAAAACGAATAGTACCTAAAGCAGGTTATGATCGTAGCAAGCTTTATATTGTACCTACATATGGTGAATTTTCTCTTAATGGTGTGCCCTCTGACAAATATAATCAACCAGCGCCACCTATTAATGTTAATACTTTAACCGTTGCACCTACTAGTGTTACAGGCACAGTTGTATCTATGCGTAATCCAAAATATAAGTATCCTAGTGTTGCAATTAAAGTTTCTAAGGAATCATTAAAAAGTATATGGGACATGACTGCTGACATGGACCATACTAATATACTTGACAAGTTTGTACAAACTAATCTTGAAGTTGTAGAATTACCTGTACAACGTTTAAGCACTGGATCAGGACCAGTTGATGGGCAGGGTCAAACTGTATTATCAGTGAAAAGTTTAGGTGTTATAACAGGTCCCTATGGTACGGCTGATAACACATATGCGACCGCAGATCAAGACCCGGAGCAATCGGGATTTACTGGTACAATATCGCAACAGATGGACTTCCGTGCTGATTGCGATCCTAGATTTCAGTATATTGTAAGAAGTAGCCCAAGAAGTTTTGGCTATACCACAGGTTATCTAGATGGTACAACCGAAGCACCAAACGGTTTCCCGACAGGTGCAGGCATTGCGTTCCCACAAAATCCACAAGTAGGCGATTATTTCTTAAGAATCGATTACTTCCCACAAATTTTATATCGTTGGGATGGGGTATTATGGGTAAGAATAAGTAGTAACGTTAGAACTGAAACTGGATTTACAATAAATGATACTTCACAGTTGTCTGGCTTCATAAATAATCAAGGTGAAATTTATTTAGAACAGACTGGCAATGTTGTTCCTGAGGCTCAGCCACTATCACAAATTCTACAATTATCACCTGACATTATACCACCTGAAGTTTAACTACATAAGGATCTTTATTTTGGCTTCATTCTTCTACGATAATCAGATACGCAGATTTTTATTACAATTTGCAAAAATATTCAGTTCCTGGTATGTTACCAAAGGTAAAGATCCTAACGGAAATGAAATACTAGTGCGTGTTCCTATTATGTACGGAGACAGTAGTAGACAAGCATCTACTATTATAGCAAATAACAGTGCAAGTAATTTACCTAGCGCACCGTTGATAACATATTATATTTCTGGACTTGAATATGATCAAAAAAGAACACAAGACCCAACGTTCATAGATAAAATTCAAGTAAGACAAAGAACATATAACAGTGAAACACAAAGTTATGAACAAACACAAGGACAAGCTTTCACGATAGAAAGATTGATGCCAGTACCTTATACACTAAGAATCAGTGTTGATTTTTGGACTACAAACTATCAACAAAAGTTACAACTTATAGAACAATTAGGTACATTGTTTAATCCTAGCCTAGAAATACAAAGCACTGATAATTTTATTGATTGGACTTCATTGAGCGTTGTATATCAAGATGGATTAACTTTTTCTAGTCGTAGTATACCACAGGGCACAGGTAATCCCATAGATGTAATGAGTTGGAAGTTTTATATGCCTATATGGATAAGTACAAGTGCCAAACTTAAAAAGATGGGAGTTATACAAAAAGTTATTGCTAGTATCTATAAAGGCACAGCATTACAAGATATTCAAGACGAAGATTTGTTACTAGGTACAAGACAAAAAATTTCACCGTATGGATATAAATTATTATTGTTAGGAAATTATTTGCAATTGTTACCTGATGCAGTAGCATTTAATCCTCCTAATAGTTCATTGACTCAACCTATACCTCCTAATACAAGTTTATACTGGTCTAGTTTGTTAAATGTATATGGTAAAGTTACTCCCGGTGTAAGTCAAATATGGCTACAA